AAAAAGTTGTTTAAGACATTTGACTATAGTCGTGCAGACGTATGGATGTCTCGTCACAGTGATTTCAAAAACGAATCATCAGAGGATAACTTTGACAATGGTAGAGCATTAGAAGAAATTATTCAATGGGCATCACATCATCTTCTCTCCAGAGATCCTGGAAAGAATGGATATGATCTTCTTGCTATTGACAACACTACTTTTGAATGTAAAAAAGTTGATCTATCATCAAAAGATGATCCAAAATTTGTAATTAAGAATGCTTATCCAGATGCTAAGAAACCACCAATAGTAGTTCTTGCTGACTATTATGTTTTGGGTGATTATAAACAAAGAAAGATTTTGGTAATCCCTAAAAGTAAAGTTAAATCGGTTGCTACACCTGGGGGTGATTATATGGGATATTTTAAGTGGTCTCATCATGACATTGTTTGGGTTGGTGATCCATCTATACGTGCTGAACGATCCTGGGCAAGCATGAAGAATGAGATTAGGGACTTGCTTTATCACAATGCTCATGATACAATTGAACCCACTAATCTTTTGCTATGAAACTCAAAACCCCTCTCCGCTATCCTGGTGGAAAGTCCAGGGCAATCAAATTTCTAAGTCAGAACCTTCCTGGTAAGTTCAACAAATACTATGAACCATTTCTTGGTGGTGGTTCTATGGCACTGTATGTTACTCAGACGTATCCTCGTACTGAGATCTGGGTAAACGATCTCTATCGTCCTCTCTACTGCTTCTGGAAGACCTTACAACGTGAGGGTGATCGACTCTCTAGTGATCTGAGAGCACTGAAGACCGAACTGGGTGAGAGTCCTCATGCTCATAGAGAAGCATTCAACAATGCTAAGTTAGCATTGAATTCCAACGATGATTACTCCGTTGGTTTTAATTTCTACATTGTCAATAAGTGTTCATTCAGTGGACTGTCTGAATCTTCTTCATTCAGTGAACAAGCATCTAGGCAGAACTTTACCTTTAGGGGAATTGATCGTCTTCCTGCTATTTCAGAACTAATTCAGTTTTGGAGTATTACGAATCTAGATTACACTGAACTTCTTTATGGTAATGATGCATTTGTATTTTTAGATCCTCCTTATGATATTAAGGATAATCTTTATGGTAAGAAAGGATCTATGCACAAAGGTTTTGACCATGAATGGTTTGCAGCACAATGCAGAACTTCTGAACAGAAGTGTATGATCACTTACAATTCTGATATCTATGTCAAGGAAAGATTTCCTGGATGGTATAGCAAGGATTGGGATCTCACTTATACGATGAGATCTACTGGAACGTATACTCGTGACCAGAAAGAACGCAAAGAACTTCTTTTACTTAATTATGCAGTACGCCCACAGCTTGACGGATTATTTGAAGACGATCAACGAGACGAAGAATAATCTCATGGACGGTGATGATCCAGGATGGGAAAAAGATTATCCCTCCTGGGTTATTACCAAATGCATGTCCTCACATTATGACACGGTTATGATGGCAAATGAGATGAATATATTTCATCAGTTGCCGAATAAACTTCAATACGATTTCTATATAAATACGATCAGGAAGAAGAAGAGATTCTCTCCCTGGGAAAAGAAAGTTAAACTAGATGATCTTGAGTGTGTCAAAACGTATTATGATTATAGTACCGAGAAAGCACAGGCAGTTCTGAAGTTACTAAATAAAGAACAAATTGAATTTATTAAATCGAAATTAAACCGTGGAGGTAAAAAATAATGGCACAGGTTGCTGAGGTACAATGGTCACGTGAAAGCATGGTTGAGGTTAAACTTTCCCAACCTGATGACTTTCTGAAAGTTAGAGAAACTCTTTCAAGGATTGGAGTTGCATCACGCAAAGAAAAGAAACTCTACCAATCCTGTCACATCCTTCATAAGCAAGGTAAGTATTACATCGTTCACTTTAAGGAACTGTTTGCTCTTGATGGTAAGACAGCAAACCTGACTCAGAATGATGTTCAACGTCGCAATCGTATTACTCAACTCCTTTCGGATTGGGGACTGATTGAGATTGTAAATGCAGACGCTATTACTGATATCGCTCCATTGAATCAGATCAAAGTGTTAGCATATAAAGAAAAAGGCGAATGGGAACTTGAGTCCAAGTATAACATCGGTAAAAAGAAAACTACTCCTGCAGTAGCATGATATAAATAAAGGGGCATATGCCCCTTTTTTTCATGGCAGAAGAAATTAAAAAGGAATCTCCCAAAGAGGAGGTCAAAGAGGTCGAAAAGAAGAAAGGACCTTTTGCTAAGCTCAAGGAAGCTGCTGGAGATAGCGAAGAACACCTTGCCATCATTAGCACTTTCGTGCGTCTTGGTATCCTCGTCTGGTCTGGTGGCATCCTTACCCTTGCTTACATTAAGTTGCCGCCCGCACTCGGTATCCCCGAGCAGAAACTTGATCCCACTTTTATCGCGTCTGTTTTTACAGGGGTGCTCGCTACCTTTGGCGTCCAGACAGCAAAGAAGAATGGCGATGGTACATTCAAGGGTGTTGCTGGCGGCGGTGTCTCCAAAGCAGATCTTGAAAAACTCATTGCGACGGCGGCACAAACGGCTCCAGCGCAAACGATTCGTATTGAACAAGCACCAATTCAGATTGCCACAGTTGCACCTGAAAAGAAAGGTGGCGAACCACCAGTAATGCCTACGGTATAGAACCATGATCCTACTTACGATGTTTATTATTGGACACCTGGAACTTGGTAATGGGATGTGTAGAACCGATATAATGATGGATAATGATCCAATTACCATGGAGTATCCTTGTGAATATTATTCTGAGTTGAAAGATTTAGAAAAAACATTCAACGAGAAATAAAATGCAAAAACTTATCAACCTCCTTGCTCTTGCTTCATTTGGTGTATCTGCTGCTATCGTAGGTGGTGGTGCATACCTTTATCTTAATAAAGATACTTTGATTGAAGATGCTAGAGTAAAAGCAACCAAAGCAGTTACCGAAGCAGTGACTGAAGCACTTCCTGGTTTAGTAAAAGATGCTATGCCAGAGATGCCTAAAATGCCTACGCAAACTGGACCAGCGTTGCCATTCTAATGTATGAAAAAGACCGAATCGCCAACGGAAACACCAACTAAGAAAACATTGCCAACAAAGACAATTGGATTGGCATTGCTTGGTGTTTTAGGTGTTGCTCATATTGGAGTACTCGGTCATTTGATGAATGCTACTCGACCGCAATATCCAGTAATTAATTTTCCCTCTGGCGACTACTCTTCCTATAAAGTAATCGCAACTAAGGATGGATATAGAATTGAATACAAAGCAAACGATCCTGCTATTTTAAATTCTGAAAGACAACTAAAGTTAGATCAAAAGAAAGGTGGATTATTTGGTGGTGGTATTGAAAGTCGTAGAGAATATCGACACGATCAATACACAATGGAGGGTGCTAGAAACTTAGGAGGTGGCATTGATGCCGAGGGAAAGTCCCCTGCAAAAAGCGAAGAGTGTATCAGGGCGGACGCTGGAGCACGGTCTCAAGGTGCCCTGGCGGGAACTAGCATTGCTGCTGGTGCCCTTGTACCTGCAGTAATAAATATTCCATATGTAGGATGGTTGGCAGCAGGATGGATGACCCTACTTGGTCAACGAGTTGGATCTGACATTGGTAGTCAAGTGGGTAAAGTATTCAATGATTGTTAATTATGACGACAACACGCAGAAGAAAATCAAAAGATGCTGAAGGTAAGTTTTTCCTTTATGTGTTCTTCTTTCACCTTTGGAGTGGTTTTGTAGGATTATTTACAGATGGAGATTCGTGAAATCAAAATAACTGGAAATGCTATTCCAGATATTAATGTTTTTGATTCTAGTATTCCACAAGTATTTACTGGATATCCTATACCAGTTACAGTTAACATAGGACTTCCTATTGTTGATATGCCTGGTTGTGTAGAAGCACATCCTGATGGCAGTCCACAACTAGCACAAGATGACTCAAGGGGTGCTAGAACTTATTGTGATGGAAATATACCATCATTCAATCCTATTAATTTTGAACCCAATCAACTTCTACCTACTGGGAAACCAAAGGTAGATACAAGGCAACCTAAAGCACCCCCTGCTCCCGAGTTACCAGCGACACCTAAAATTCCTCCTGCTACTGCGAAGGTAGATTGTCCTACAGCAGCACAAGAAGCGAAGGAACCTGTTGGTACATTCGTAGAAGGGTTTAGAAAGAAAGTTACTGATTATAAA